AAAACCTGCAAATTACCGCAGTCTTCGATTTGAATGGGAATATCACGAGCTGGAATTGAGCAGTTAGCAATTAGACCACCATTGATATTCCTTAGTCTAAAATCACCGTTCTGGGCAGTTACGTTTGTAATCAAAACTCCGTCGTTTGTTCCCCCTGCCTTGGCGTATAAATCAATAGCGAATGTTTCCGCATCAATAATCGTATTTGATATGACAACTTTGCCAGTATGCTTTTCAGTCCTAAGAGCTAAGACTATGCCATCCTTAAAGTTTTTCAGGAATCCGTCGGTAATAATAAAACCCTCGTCTCCGTGAAAAATGCCTTTTATTCCTGTCTTGGTACGGTCGTATCCTCGTGTTCTAAAGTTGCTAATAATAGAGCCATGAATCTCCCCTGAGCCAATCTCGTAACCATCGCCACGTGTTTCTATGTAGTCACCAATGGATGCACACTGACCTACCTCTAGCTGAATGCCGATAGACTTAATAGTATTCTCACCAGTGAAAATAATATGGTTACCCATGAAAGTCTGGCCATACCCGTGATTGTCCCCGACATAATCATGCCCTCTGCCTTTGGCATTTAGACCGTAGGCTGGATAATCATCATCTGCACTCTTATTTACCTCTGCAATATAGTTATTTGAGACGTTTGAGTGCTTGCCTTTCGAGTAAACCCCCCAGCATTCCTTGCTATCCGATGCCCCTATATCATAGATAAAATTACCAAGTACCCTTGAGCCGTGAACGTAAGTTAAAACAGCGGCAGCGTTATCCTTAGGCGCTCTGACTTTATTAAATATAGAGTTTGTTACGGACAGTCCGAAACGTGAATTTTCAGTATCTGATCCTGTTGTACCCGCTCTAACTGCATAACCTGTGGTGTCCCCAAATTTACAGCTATGAACACCGAATCGCTTCATACCTCCTGCCATGTTCAAAGGATATGATTTGCTTACAAATAGTTCGTTTATTCTAACTTCATTGATAGGTGGGTCACCTGCTACCTGAGTAATAAGCTTAGGGTTTGGATTCACCTCTATTAAGTCGAGTTTTTTAACCCATGCTTTTGTAGCGTGTCCTCTACCAATATCATTGGTATAGCCTGTTTTTTTTTCCCATATATAGTTCCCAGCTTCAGCACCTTCTAGTATTTGCATCGTTTTAAAGCCGACAGGCGCGCCTGCTGGTACGTCGGCTAGGGTTGTGTATACAGCACCTAACGCAGTTTCCTGTCTAACCGCGTTAGTGATTGTTGCTGCCGTGGGATTTGGCTGTCCAACACTCCAACCCATTTGCTTCATTATCCCAACCTTTGTAAGCTCTTCAACCCCATCAGCATTTGTGAATTTATCGGCATCACTTGTCATAAATGCGTTTAACCCGCACATATTCTTGCCGAATCTTGCTACAACGGCGGCTGTCAGCTCTCTTGTCGTTAAGTTGCAATCTGTAATTGGGTCAGCCATTTTAAATTAGTCCTTTTATGTGGTCTTTATCATTTGAAAAATACCGTCTATCATAGTTAATAGCCGATATTGTTATATTCTTTCCAGAAGGTCGTTTGTCAATCATCATAAAATCTGATATATCCTTATTCCCCTCTTCTAAAATCTGGTAGCTTGTTTTAGCGTAAGCGTTTACATCTGTTACTAGCGCTTTTTTTGGCGCGCGCTCAATTGTAATATGATATTTATCAACGACTATACAACCTAAAATATCCACTGTTGCATCTGATAACTGCAACTGTATTACCAAAGTCCCTGCTAAGCTTACAGGAGAACTTAGCGTTAATAATAAGCCATTCTGCCTTATAATCTCACCATCGTTTATTTCAGGCTTTTGATTGTTCGCAATTAACACATAATCTTTTCTTGCTAATAAATTAGCTTCATCGTTTACAGTTACTTCTAATGATTGATTGTGGTAGCGAAGTCTATTCCATGCGCGCCATGCGTGGAAGTGCGCCTGCGCCTTTGTTGTTATTCCTGCTATGTCTATTTTGTTAGGGTGGAGCAATAGAGTGTCTTCAGGTAATGAGATTACTTCAAAATCATCTGTCTTTGGATTCTTCCACTTAAACTCTACACCATCATGGTCTTTATCATAACCAAACTCTATTTTCCGTGTTTCCGTTCCAGCAATTTTATTACTGTTATTAAAAAGCATTTTTGGGACAGTTCTTTCACGGTCAAACCTAAACTGTATTTTATCCCCATTTATTCTGAACGCCTCACAAAAACAAGCCGTACAAGCCATTTCTATCATTTCTTCGTAAGTGGTATTGCTAGAACTAAACGTAAAATTAAACTGAATAGTATCATCAGTTCCAAAATAGATTTTTATCTCGTCTCTCGCGCTATAGAGACTATCTAGGTCTAAGGTTTCAATACCTCTTGAGCCATACCTTTTATCTAATGTTATAGCGACAATAATATCAGCAAAATCTTTTGTTGGCGCTTTTGGTAGAAAAGCATCATTTCTATAAATCGGCATTTTAGACACTATTTTTAAATTAGCTTGTCTGTTTTTGCCACGCAAGGCATTCTCTGTCGCTTTGCTTTCTAATAGCATTGTTGTAGCGTTTCCGTAATGATCTTTTTTAGGATCGGCAAACGCCATAAGATCACGCCACTTTATTTCATCGACCACACTACCTTCAAAGCCTGTATCTTTATTGCTTGTTCGCTCTGCTCTCACGTCAATATAACGGCTTTCTGGTACGGTTATGTAAGCAGTTTTAGACCTTGTTCCAGTTGTGACGCTTGAGCCTTCGATAACGACATCGGTTATTTTTTCAGCGCCCTTTTTTGCTCCATCATCACTTAATGACTGGCAAAAAACACGGATCGTAACATTTTCCTTGTATTGCGCCCTTCCGTTGTCTTTGTACAGTCCGTTTGTAGCAATAAAATTAACTACTATTTGTGTAGTGCCAATTAAATCAGTTCTAAATATTCCAATATTTATTTGCTTATGGCGTGAAAGCGTAGGGCTTAGCAATCCAGTTTTATCGCCTACATAGTTTTTAATTAAATTCCAGTCGGTATTTGCTATTTCAGGGTTTTTTAATTTGACGAGAGTATGAGAGTATATTTGCGAGACACTATTATCACCTGGGTCTGTATACGGATATGTTATATCAGAAAATGAAACTACCTCGTAAGCGCCACTAAGATTTACTGTTTGATTTCCTTGCGATACAGGCGGATTGGCATTGTCAAATATTTCAGTAGTGTAAGGCGCGGTTATTACATTGATAGTATCGCCGACCTGAAACATACCTCTAAGATCAACCTTTATAGGTTGTGGCGCGCCAAAAGAAGATCGGTATCCGTCAGCATGGATGGCAATATTCCCGCCACTATCAAATGCAATATTTGCATTAGCCCTATAAGAGCCATCATTAGGGGCTACTAGAGTTTGACCGTTTACAGCAGATGTCCTCCTGCTCTTCATTATCGACTTTGTTATTGCACTACCAATAATAAGTTGTGGTGCTCCATGCCCTTGCGTTGTGTATGGAGGGTATATTTCAGCGTTAGCGCCAAGCTCTTCGAGCCTTGTTTTGCCATCTTTTAATTGGTTTGCATCAACCTCACCATGAGTAACCAACAGATAAGACACTTCTATCTCCTGATGATCCTCAAACACATTATAAGTCATCAATAAATCAGGGACAGAAAGAACCTCGCCAACGCAAAAAGGGTCAGCCCCGCCTAGTCTAGGATCATTGGTTCTTTTTCCTAGTGCCTCGTTTGCGCTCTCTTGGCTTCTATTTCTTAGCGATGTATCTGGGGACTTAGGCGCTAATATTGCATTTATAGCAAGTGTTACCAGCGTCTTAATTATAAAAGCTACTATCCGTTGATATTCTGGATATTGAATAATATAAAGCTTTTTTATATTAATAATACTTTGAATGTCATTAGCAGTTCTTACTTTTATTTCTGTCTCATCGCTAGGCTCTCCATCGTAAAATTTAACGCTTAACGGTAGCGAGCCATCAAAGAAGCTATGAATCTCTTTTAGAGGGTCATTAGTCGTTATTGCTACAGCTTCTTTGTTAGGCTCTTGAAAAATTAATTCCATTTATAAAACCTCACCGACTGAAACCCAATAGATGCAACCTCTAAAGACTGATGAAAAACTCCTAAAGCTGTTAAATGCAACACTCCACCATCAATATACAGCCCGACGTGAGGGTCTGCTGGTTGCTTCCCATGAAACATCACCATGCAAGGCTCTTCTGGTTTGTCAATAAGTTTAAAATCATGCCTTATATTTTGGTTGCTCTTTTTCTTAGGGTATAAAAACCCCTCCATAATTTTGGATAGGTCTTTTCCATGTAATTTATTGGCAGCATCGACAAAGAAGTGACTGCATTTATAATCATGAGTGTATCTCTTTTTGAATAGTTCAATCATCTAAACTGCTCCAGAGTTGGGAATCTCTCCGTGGTCTGTATCTGCCCACGCCTGATATTGTTTAGACGCGGAGCGCCACAAGACATTACAGAACCTTCATCCTTTGTAGTTACGCCGTGGCACTCTGTTTTGATGATTTTAATCATAGCTAGTGAATCAGATCGGTAGTCCCTTTTGGTGACTTTAGGCTTTATCCTCCATCCTTCAGCTTTTAGTAATTTTTCAATCTCTTCTGGTAATATAGTTCCAGCATCGCCTAGTTGGACAGACAGTTGATAATCTAGCGTATTATTATCTGCTTCGTGCGTGAATTGAACAGGTAGAAATTCAAAGAACTGGCTTTTCCCGTCCTCTAACTTTAAAGTTTCGCCAGCCTGAATATTAGCAACAAAATAATAAGTCTTGCTAATACTTGGGTGCGATATTTCAATCGTCTCAATACCCACAACATCGCGAGTAGAGTTTAGGAAGAAATCAATGTACTGTTGTTCGATTAGCATGGGTTATATAGCAGTCATTTACACAATTAGAGTAGTCGTAGGCTTTGTATATTTGTTCAACATCACCACCAAACGCGCCCATCAAAACAACGTAAGCATTATCATCTGATTGGCTGATAGAATTAAGCGGATAAACCTCTATTGTAGCAGAATAAATATCCCTGCTACCTTTTCTACTGCTGAATTTAAAAGTATCTGGAGCAAAATGAGCCACATATTCTCTGCACTCCATTTCATCTATCGGGATTTTAATTTTAAACTTTAATGCGCCTCCCTTTAATGTGTTTTTGTAAAACAACTCAATGTATTTGTGTTGGGCTGAATCCAGACTCCAGCTTATATTAATAAAGCGAGTAGAGCCTATAAAATCTCTGCGTATTCTATTTCCACCCCTATTGGAAGTCCCAGAGGTATCATATTGACCTGTTGCACTATACCCAGCTTCAAGTACAGGAAGCCCTAATATAGGAAGTTCATCTACTGTCACCCTGCTTTCCTCCTCTCCGTGAATCCAGCTTGAGCTAGAGCTTGCGAATGAGAGCTATTTGGGTTTAGTATCTCCTGCTCAAACTTAGGCTCTTGGTCAATTAGCTTCTTAGCTTCTTCTCTTGCTATAATTCTTATATCGCCATTTGATGATTGCTTAACGGTCACAAGCGAAGATGCATCCCCTTCGATTATTATATTCACATTTACATTTGTTGAGCTAACAGGAGTGAGTGCCGCCATTTGCTCTCTGGTAAAGACGCCCTCTCCAACCTGAGTTATTGATAGCCTCTCATCTGACCCAATTATCCCACCCGTATGGAATTTTGGAAGGCTTCTAGCAAATGAATGATCTCCGCTTCCAATTATTCCGCCATCGTGGAATCCCAAAAACTTAGTTATACCGCCGACACCTCCACCGCCTCCAGTTTTACCAAGCAATGCCATTTGAATACGTGTGGCAATAAGATTAGCTATCAGTGATTTAAAGAAAGTTTTTACAGTGTCCTTTCCACCTGCCAAAGCTGTGATAAATCCTTTAGTAGTGGTGATTACATTCTTGGTGTGCGTGTTCTGCTTCTGTAGTGCAATTATCGCGCTGTTAGTTGTGCCTTTTACAAGTTTCTGTGCATTATTCCACCGTTCATAGGCTTCTGGCAATAATACGAGTTGCTTGTATTCACGCTGTAGCTCAATAACTTTTTCAGCATTAGCATCGCGTAATGAACGAGCCTTATTAGCCGCTTCTTCCTCACTATCAATTGTTCGACGTGTAGCCTGTGCGCTTGCTGTTGCCGCTATCGTAGAATTGATATAAGTCACGTTTAATCCTTCACGCACCATCTTGTGACGTTCTACTGCTAGTGTTGCCGCATCATCTGCTAGTCTTTGCCCTTTCTTATCTAAAGAGCCATCTTGAACGCCAACCTTGAAGCTTAAATCTACCGCTTTATTTTTGGCGGATTTTACAAGTTCTTTGCCTTTTTCCATTAAATCAAACTGGGTTTTATAGGCAATATTGGTAGCCTTCAATGCTACCCTGTGCGCGATTTCCTGAGTTGTTAGCTTGAGCTTATCTTTACCGTAGCTTAATTGCTGTA